CGTCGCCAGGGGCGTGGGCACCGTCGCCGCGGCTGGCATGGGCGCGCTCACCACGGCGGTGACCGCAATCGGCGGCGCTGCGGTATCCGCATACGCCGACTACGAGCAGCTGGTCGGCGGCGTCGACACGCTCTTCGGCTCCGCGTCCGGCAAACTGCAGGGATACGCCGCGGAAGCGTACAAGACGTGCGGCATGAGCGCCAACCAATACATGACCCAGGCGACCAGCTTCGCCGCATCGCTCGTGAGCTCGTGCGGCGGCGACGTGGCGAAGGCCGCCGAGTCCGCCAACACGGCGATGGGCGACATGGCGGACAACGTCAACAAGATGGGCTCGGACATGGCCGACGTCCAGAACGCCTACCAAGGCTTTGCCAAGCAAAACTATACGATGCTGGACAACCTGAAGCTGGGCTACGGCGGCACGAAGTCCGAGATGGAGCGACTCATCGCGGACGCCAACAAGCTGCGCGCGGCGCAGGGCAAGACCGCCGACCTCACCATCGACAGCTACGCCGACGTGGTCGAGGCGATCCACACCGTGCAGTCCGAGATGGGCATCACCGGCACGACCTCCAAGGAGGCCGCGACGACCATCTCCGGCTCCATCGGCATGGCCAAGGCATCGTGGGAGAACTTCCTCACCGGTCTGGGCCGAGACGACGTGGACTTCTCGCAGCTCACCGAGCAGCTGCTCACGTCCGTCGGCGCGGTCGCCAAGAACATCGCGCCGCGCGTCGTGCAGATCGGGCAGGGCATCATCAAGGCGCTCCCCGCGGCGTTCTCCGGCATCGCGTCGGTGCTCACGCCCATCGTGTCCGAGGCGCTCGCCACGGCGTGGAACATCGCCGTCGGGGCGCTCGCCGGCATCGGTATCAAGCTGCCGAAGCTGGACTCCTCGCAGATCTGCTCGGCGCTTCAGGCCATCCTTGGCGTGGCCACGTCCGTCGGTAACGGCATCAAGGCGGCAATCGGGTTCATCGCGCCGCTCATCGCGCCAATCGGCACGGCGCTGCTCAACATCGCGCAGGCCGTGCTGCCGGTGCTCTCCACCGGCATACAGGTGGTGCTCGGCATCGTGCGGGCGCTGTCGCCGGTCATCGGCTTCCTGGTCGGTGTCATCGCGGACGTAATGACGACCGTCTCGCAGCTCGTCGCCATCGCCATGCCCGCCGTGCAGTCCGTGCTGTCCGCCGTGCTGGCGGCGATGCCGCTCATCCAGGGCGCGATTCAGGTGGCGATGGGCATCATCTCCGCCGTCTGGAACGCGGTCTGGCCCGCGATCTCCGCTGTCCTGACTGGCGTGATGGGCGCAATCTCCACTGCCGTCCAGGTCGCGATGGCCGTGGTGCAGACAGTCATCTCCACGGTCACCGCCGCGATAAGCGGCGACTGGGATACGGTCTGGAACACCATCAAGTCGGTAGCCGAGCTCGTCTGGTCTCAGATTGAGTTCGCCGTGCGGGCGGCCATCGGGGTCGTCGAGTCCGTGATAACGTCCGCGCTCAACGGAATCAGCTCGGTTTGGTCGAGCGTGTGGGACACCGTCCGCGACTTCGCCGAGGTCGTATGGGGACGCATCAAGTTCTCCGTCAACTCGGCGATAAATCAGGTCAACGGCGTGATCAGCTCCGTGCTCAACAGCATCAGCTCCACGTGGTCGAGCATGTGGGGGAGCATCAAGAGCGCCTGCTCGTCCATCTGGGAGGGCATCAAGAGCGCAGCGTCAAACGGAATCAACTCCGTCTACAGGACCGTCACGAGCATAAAGGGCAAGATCACCGGGTTCTTCTCGGGTGCGAGAAACTGGCTCTTCAACTCCGGCAAGTCGATACTCAACGGCCTGAAGGACGGCATCATGTCCGCTATCGGCTCGGTGACCTCGGCGGTCTCCGGCGCAGTCTCCAGAATCCGCTCCTTCTTCCCGTTCTCGCCGGCAAAGGTCGGCCCCTTCTCCGGGCACGGCTACACGACCTTCTCGGGCAAGGCCCTCATGCAGGGCTGGGCGCAGGGCATCGGCTCCGGCACCGGCACCGTGGTCTCCGCCATCAGCGGCGCCATGGACACCGCGCAGGGGATGCTCTCGACGGGCCTGACCGTCGCGCCGTCCGCTGTCTACACTCCGGCGCGTCCCGAGGAGGATTCCGACGACGCCCTCGCCGGCATCCTGTCCGTCCTCGAGCAGATCCGGGACAAGGACGGAAACCTGTACATCGACTCGGAGCGCGTCTCCTCCGCCATCGCGATGCGCGGCAGGCACACGCTCGCCGCAAGGGGGTTCGCATGATATTCGGCGGAATCGACCTAACGCCGTACCTGCTGGTGACCAAGGTCACGAGACCGATTGTCCCCAAGGTGCGGCTCGATGAGACCGAGGTCCCCGGCATGGACGGCACACACGTCCGCGCCACGGGCCTCGAGCCCGTCGAGATAGCGGTCGACTGCAACATCGTCGGCGGCTCCCTCGACGAGGTCGCCGAGGCAAGGGCCGTGCTCGCCTCGGCGCTGTCCGGTGGCGAGAAGGCCCTCGTGCTCGACGACGCCCCCGAGCGCTACATGCTCGCGCGCTACAGGGGAGGGGCGGAGCAGGGGCGCAACGCACACATGCCGAATCTCACGCTCGGGTTCTACTGTGCAGACCCCGCCGCCTACGGGCAGCGGCGCTCCGAGCAGGTGTCGGCATCCCAGCGCGCCGTCGCCGCCGGGGGCAACTACAGAGCCTACCCTACGGTCACGTGCAGGCCCCCGGCAGGCTCGAGCTGGACAATCACCAACGTCTCGACCGGGCGGTTCGTCCGCGTCGAGGCGTCGTTCACGGGCGCACAGACCGTCGTGCTGGACATGCGCGCCGAGCGCTGCACCGTCAACGGCGCGGACTGGCCCGTGACCGTCGCGAGCGACTTCTTCTCGCTCGACGGCGTGCAGCAGATCAAGACGAGCGGCGGCACCGCGACGCTCGAATGGGAGGAGAGGTGGCTCTAGGTGCGAATTGACGTATACACGTGGCAGGACGCCTACGTATCGACAATCGGCCCCGAGGAGCTGCTCGCCCTCACCCATACCGACGAGCTCAACGGCGAGGACAGCGTGGACATCGCCACGACCTTCGCGCTCAAGCAGGGCTACCGCCTCGTGTGGGCCGACCGCCTCGGCAAGGTCCACGAGCACGTCTGCCAAGACCCCAAGGGCCTCCACGCCGGAGGCGATACGGTCTACACGGACACGGCGATCAACTCAATCTGCGAGACGTACGGCGACTATATCGAGGACAAGCGCCCCTACGGCTACGGCTTCCTCCAGGCACTGAACGTCTGCCTTGCGCCGACGCGCTGGACCGCCGGAACGGTCGACCAGACCGGCACCGTCGACAAGGGCCTGACCTTCTACCACACCTCGTCGCGCGAGGCGCTCCAGTCAATCTTGAAATGCGGTGGCGAGCTTGAGACTGAAATCACCGTATCCGGCGGCAGGGTGGCCTCTCGCAGGGTGGGCATCCGCTCGCATCGAGGCGCGAAGGGCGGCCACCGCCGGTTCACCTACACCAAGGACCTGACATCGGTATCACGCACCGAGCACTACGGGGCGATCACCGCCTGCTACGGCTACGGCAAGGGTATCGAGACCGACACGGGCGGATACGGCCGCAAGCTGACCTTCGGCGACATCAACAACGGCAAGAACTACGTGGAGGACGCGACCGCGCTCAAGCTCTACGGTCGACCCGACGGCAGGGGCGGGCGCGCGCACGTGTTCGGGCAATATGAAAATCCAAATTGCGTGGACGCGGCGACGCTGCTCGCCGAGACCCGCGCGTACTTCGGCTCCCGCAAAGAGCCGGGAGTGACCTACGAGGCCGACGCCGTCGACCTCGTGCAGTTCGGACGCGAGTGGGAGGGCGTCGCCGTGGGCGACGACGTCCAGATCGTCGATACGGCATTCAGCCCGGCGCTGCGCTGCGAGGGCCGCGTGACCAAGCTCGTCACCGATGAGCTCGGCGGCACCGTCCGCGTGACGCTCGGCAACGTGACCGAGACAATTGCGGACATGTTGCTGGCGCAGCAGCAGAAAGTGTCCAGCCTGTCCAAGCGCTCGTCCAGCTGGGACGTGGCGGCATCGACGCCGCCGTCGTACCTCCAGCAGGTCGTGGACGCGATGAACACACAGTTCAACATGTCCGGCAGCAGCTACACCTTCACCAGCTTCGAGCAGGGGACAATCTACGCATCCGTACCCATGGACGCAAACGGCCGCTCGACCACGGGCAAGGGCAGCGCCATGCAGCTGTGCTCGCAGGGCTTCCGCATCGCCTCTGGCTGCAAGGCCGACGGCTCGTGGGACTGGCGCACCTTCGGCACCGGCGCGGGCTTCACCGCCGACCTCATCACGGTCGGCACGCTCATGGGCGACCTGATCAAGGCCGGAACCATCCAAGACAGGAGTGGCAAGAACTACTGGAACCTCGACGAGAGCGAGGTCCATCTAGGCCCCGGCGCGAAGCTCGGCGACAAGGACATCGCCGTCGCCGATGCCGTGATAGCGTCGGTGGACGTCGAGTACGCCCAGGGAACGTCGCGCGTCACCGAGCCGCAGGGCGGATGGCAGACCACGGCGCCGCAATGGGTGTCGGGCAAGTACATCTGGACGCGCACCAAGACCACCATGCAGTCCGGCGACATCGAGTACAGCGAGCCCGTGTGCATCAGCGGCATCGACGGCGCCAAGGGCGACAAGGGCTCGACCGGTACCGGCGTGCGCGGCATCGTCGAGCAGTACTACCTCTCCACGAGCTCCACGGCGCAGTCCGGCGGCAGCTGGTCGGAGGCCCAGCCCGCGTGGGCGAAGGGCAAGTACATCTGGACGAGGAGCAAGATCACGTGGACGGACGGCTCGGTCACGTACACCGCGCCGTGCCTCGCCAAGGCCATCAACGGATCAAACCAGATGGCCGGCAGTGCCATCGTCTCGCGCGTGAAGCTGTACGCGAGGAACCAGTCGGACAGCGTGCCGCCAATTAATGCGCAGAACCCAGAGCTGGGATGGTCCGAGGACCTCCCGCAATGGTCGAACGGATACTTCGTCTGGTCGATGGAGCGCGTCACCTACGGCGACGGCAGCGTCACCCACACGGCGCCGGTGCTGGAGGCCGCGTACAACAAGGCCTATCAGAGCGCGCACGACCTGACGGGCTCGCTCAACGGCCTCGACACGACGGTGCAGGACCTCGCCAAAGACGGTGTGGTGACCGAGGCGGAGAGGGCGGCGGTCAAGAAGGCCAAGCAGGACGTGGACAAAGAGCGCGAGGAGCTCACGAGCCAGTACAACGCGCTGAAGTCGAACAAGGCCCTCAGCGCCCAGTTCCTCTCGTCCGTCCTCGGCCCCCGCTACACCAAGGCCTTCGGCACGACCGATGAGGGCGGCACGTACGGCTCCTATGCCGACAAGGTCGACAAGGTGCTCATATGCAAGACCGCCGAGGAGCTCAAGGCTGCCATGCACGAGTACGACGCCGCATTCGGAGCCTACTCGAGCGCGGTCAAGGACTACGCCGATGCCGCGACCGGGGCGCGCCACGCCATCGAGCAGAAGAACGCGTCGGACTACGCCGACGGCATCCTGAGCGCCTACGACGAGCAGATGGACCAGAAGGCCATCTTCGACCGCCTGACCAACAACGGTGCCGACCAGGGGCTCTACATGAGCAACAACAGGGTCTACGTCAACGCGACATACATCGCAACCGGGACTCTCGCGGACGCAAAGGGGCGCAACTCGTGGAACCTCAAGGAAGGCGTGCTGACGACCAACTACATGACGGCGAAGAACATCACGGCGACCGGAAGCTTCACCGGTGGAAACCGCAGCAGCGGGTACGCCATGGAACTCGACTCGAGCGGGAAGCTGGCTGGGTTCAAGGACGGCACGCAGTACGGATACATCGAATGCTCCTCAACGTCACATGACATCGACAATCCGTCGATTATCTACCACGGACTGCAGCTGCAGGGACAGGGCATCGTGCGAGTCTCGACCCCGAGGCTCAGCGTGAGCGGCAGCGCCGACACGAGCGTCACGACGTGGTCAGGCCTGACGATCAAGGTCGGAGCGGCATACCACCCGCTTTACACGGAGAACGGCAAGAAATATTTCAACGACCAGTCCCAGACATCGTCGGTGCTCGAGTTCAGGAACGGCCTGCTGATCGGCGTGTCGACCATGCCGTCCGGGTGGAGCGGATAAGAGATGAAAGGACAAGAAGGAATGGAAGCAAGCAAGAAAATCGTCGTGGGCTACGCGGTCCACGACATCATCGGCAACAACGAGCAGTGCCTGACGGAGTACGACCCGGACGTGCTCCAGCGCGCCGAGGACGCCGGACTCATATTTGTCGCCCAGTACGACGACGGCTCGCGCGAGGTCGTCAAGGCCGCGGACGTCCGCAAGCCAGACCCCACGGTCAACGGCATCCCGCTGGCGACCGCCGGGTACGTCGACAAGCGCACGGCTGCCACCGTGGCGTGCTTCGACGCGCTCTCGGCCATCGTCGACCCGCAGCCGGCCACGGCCGACGAGACGGGGGAGGG